CAATCTAAATTTGGGTACGAAACCACCCAAATTAGGGATAAACGGAGAAGCTTGTGTGCTACCTCCGCTTAACCCTTGCGATCTAGCTATGTTCATAGCAATACTACTTATGCCGCTAAATGGATGAGGAACGCTTGGTAAAAGAACTCTCCCTCTTTTAGGTCTAGCTTTTTGCCTATCTAATTGTGCTTGACCTGCTTCGGATAATTTTATATTACCACTAACATCTAAAATAGGTCTGCCTTGTTTATCAAACCTAAATTTAGATAAAAGACCTTGCAATCCTACATCCATATTGGAAAAGTTTTGATCTATTCCTTTGAACGAACTACCAAGTGACATAATTTACATTACCTTCAATCGTATCTTTTAATCATTTCCAAAATAATTGAGTAAGTATCACCGCTAGAGTGTCCAGTAGTGGTAAAAAGAATATCACCTGTTTTACCTGATCCAGCGTTATTTGGGATGGCAGTAAAATTATCATAATATTCATCACCAGTTGAGTCACTTGGCAAACCAACGATTAAAGCGTTAGCCGTCGCATCAAAATCCAGGCGGACGGACATGCCTACTGTAGCCCAATAAATCCTTTGGATGTGAACCTCAGTGCAAGCTTGTCCGGCTGAGTTTGCAGCCAAAGCAGATACATCTACCTTTTTTACTGCTGACTCGCCAGTGCCGTCAGACACGTTGGTAAACCGCATGACGACGTTTCTTTCGCCGTCTTGAATAGTTTGTGTCGCTACTGCATCAGCCATGTGTCACCTCCTAAAGTTCAGTGGTAGCTGTGCGCTCTTTACTTGCTCCGATGTAATCAACAGTCAAAGTTTTTGCAGCAGCAGCACCATTTTGTATACCAAATGAAACTGTTAACTCTTCGTTATCAGGTGCATTAGTGCTAACTACAGTGCCAGCCAAAACATTGTTTTGGAAAACATGAAACTTCTGATCTTTTGGCTCATAAACAAAACCAAGCGTCATGAAAGTGTCATCAGCCAAAGAATTAGGCAAAGTTAATGTTGATTGAGTGCTGTCTTTTTCTACGATAAAGCTAATTGTCGCAGCTCCATCTTCTTTTAAGAAAAAGATACCATCGGTTACATCTAATGGAGATGTATCCGTGAGCTGTAAGCCAGCAACAATATCGGTTTGAGTTGCGTCATTAGTTTTAAATCTAATGTTGAAAGCCAACTGTTTGTTAGTTTCGTACTTAAAACCTTCTTTTACTAGCTGCAAAAAGTCATTATCGTTATCAGCATCGTCATTGGTAATTAAAAGTAAACCACCGTCACCGTCTGCTAAAGCTTCAGAGGCATCGCCTGATCCACCTTCGGTTGTTGTGATTGTCCAATCACTCGCTAGATAAGTATCAAAATCATTAAAGTAAGTATGATATTTGTGGGGTGCAGGAGCTTTAAATTTACCTAATGTCGAATCTGCTCCAACATTGGTAACTCCGCTTGTAAAGTGTGTTGTCATTTACAGTCCTCCTAAGTTAGACCAGCAATCAGCCTATCTGATTGCCATAAAGACCAAATCAGTATACCAAATTATCTAAAGTTTTATCTAACACTTTTTGTTTTTTTACTAAAACCTTTGCAAGCCTAGCATCTATGGAACCATCAACCACTAAATGTTGCACTAAAACAGAGTTATCTTGTCCTATCCTATGACATCTATCCTCTGCCTGTGACATGTTGCCAGGAACCCAATCCAACTCTGCAAAAACCACATGACTCGCTTTGGTTAGTGTTATTCCAACACCCGCAGCTCCTATAGTGCCTATAAAAACATCTGCTTTTCCATCCTGAAATGTATCCACTGATTTTTGTCTGTGAGTTTCATTACAATCTCCGGTAAACGTCACGACCTTTTTACCTATGGATTCAAGCCCTTGTTTTATGCCATCTACAACATTTTTGTGATGAGCCATAACCACTACTTGATGATTTATATCAGCGAGATGATCGACTATATCAGGCACTTTTTTCAGTGCAGTTTCATGTCTTACTTCAGACATCTTTTCAAAATCTATGTCTTTTGTTTGAGTTTCTTTAGCGGCATCAGCTAATGATGCAAACTCTTTTTTTATTTCATTCTTATATTTGTTGCTTGGCAGTAATATTGTTTGTCTTATTTTTTGAGGTAATTCTTTTAATACTTCGTCTTTTTTTCTACGAATCATAAAGGATTGACGCAATAATCTTTGTAATTCATCTAAATTAGAAGCGCCATCGTAATGCCAACCGAACTTATCTTTGTATGCACCTGCATATTTGTGTGCAAATCTGAAGAAATTACCAAATGTTTCAGGGTCAAGATAACCAGCAATCGGTTGTAACTCAATCGGTCTGTTAGTTATGGGCGTACCAGTTAGCACTATCTTACGTTGAGATTTAATACCTACAGCAACCTTTGTTCTCTTAGCTTTTGGATTCTTAATGTAATGAGCTTCGTCCATAATGACAACATCCCAAAAGCGATTGTAAATAGTTTCTTTATGCTTGGTTAGAATGTCGTAATTAATAATAATAGTATCTGAACTATCTGGTATTTTATCTGATCCACCGTCAACAACGTGTATAACACGTTCAGAAACCAGCCATTTATTCATCTCATTTTTCCAGTTTATCTTTATAGATGCTGGACAGATGACCAATACACTCTTTGGTTTAATAGCATTGATTACACCAATGGCTTGAATGGTTTTACCTAGACCCATTTCATCTGCAATCAACGTAGATTGTCTTTGCACTGCATAAGCTATGCCTGCTTTTTGGTACGGTAAGTAAGATAATCCATCTGGTGCAGGTATACTTATGTCTGAATTTATAGCCTGAGAGTCAGCAATAGCTTGTTTGTTTTCAAAAAAACGAGTTACAAACCATGTTTCATCAAATTTTATTACAGAATAGCCAGCAGATTTAATTTTTTGTTTGTTTTCTCTCCACGATTGCCAAAATTCAGATGTGGGTAAGGCAGTTTGGATAAAACGTCCGTCTGTATGTATTTTTTTTTTTGACCAATCTAAATTTAATTTCATAAATTAAATCTATCTTTATTAGTATATTTGTGCAAGTTTTTGTAAATATTTATTTAGATAAAAAAAGGGAGCCGAAGCTCCCTTTTAGTTACGCAAAAGACTAATATTTTATATTGTAAAAAATATTAAGTCTAAGTCACTATGAAATGTGTGCTTGTAAAGCTCTCATTTCGATTCTAAGAGCTTTTTACGCTCCTTGTGACCCAAATATACCTCTCCAATCAGAAAACCCGAAAGAATAGCGCTCACGAGCTTTATACCTAATGTTACCTGTTGTGAAATCAGGTTCCATTGATGTTTCCATAGCTGTTCTTTGGAACATCTTTAGACCTTCTCCAGCTTCAGTAACAGTTGTCATCAAGAAGTAAGCATCAGGGTCATTCAAGTAATGGTTAACACTGTAACCACCAGGAATAACACCTGTGTTTCTGATTGCGTTCAAGTCATTATCTGCTGTGCCAGTTCTACCTGGTGAGTTGAGAATACGATCTGCAACAAATACAAGTTGTGGCGGAACAATAAGTTTCGTCGCTTGTACTGAGATAGTAAGACCTCGATCATCAGTGAATGTAGAAATGTCAATCAGATTATCTTCAAGACTTGTCTCATTCAAGTCAGCCATTGTGGTGGCTCTGTTAGCGGCTGTACCGCCGCCTGCTAATGGATGAGAAGTATTGATCAACGAAACGCCGTCACCACCTGTGAAAGATGAAGAAAAAGCATTGTTAAGAACATCTGCTCCCTTCACTTCCTTAGTGTGTGCCATCGACATTGCGAGAGCTTTTACATACCTTTTTCCTAAAGAATCGTATAAATTATCTTCTATCGCTTCTTCAGTAAGAGCAAACGCTAACGCTACAGTATCATGGGTGTAGCGGGCAGTGAAGCCCTCATTAGCGTTGTCAAAGGCGACTGATCCACCTTCTGTTTTATTTGGCGCGCTGCCGAAGCCTGTAATAAGAACTTCCTCTTCAAACGCTCTTTGTGAATCTTCGGTTGCAAAAATATCTGCATATTCTTGACCACCGTAGCTGTCATAAGACATACCAAAAAGAGAGTTTAAGCCTGGTTCTAGCTCTTTAGCTAATTGCGCTCTTGAAATAGCCATAAATTAACTCCTTTAAGCTAACCCAGCGCCTTTAACGCCGAATACATGGTTTTGAATCACAACATAAACATTTGTTGCGTCCGAGGATACATCGTCATTATCAGGGTCTTCTGTAATATCAATTGCCTTGACAGACAATGTTGTTCCAGTGCCACCATCAGATACATTCAACTCTGCACCAGAAATACCCGTTACGGTTGATCCAGATGTTGTATAGACGATATCGAAATTGCCAAACAGGTCTGCAATAGGGAACGCAGCATTACATTGAATCTCAAATACGACATTTGGATCATCAATGATGAAAGCAATAATGTCACTTGCATTTGTAGATGCAGGATAATGATTGCTAAATACTTGTTCGCCAGTTGTAGGGTCTGTGAATTGACAGCCATTGAATACACCAACGATAGGCACTGTGCCTCCGTCTGCATGTACTTCAACAGTACCACCAGTGACTTGAGCGACCATATCGCCTTGAAATATTGCTGTACCGTAGTTAGCAGCTATGCGATATCGACTCACGCCTCCAGTGTATGGCGATCCACCAATCATCTTGACTGGTTTCATGCCAAAAGCGGCATCTTTATTAGCCATTGTTACACTCCTAAATTATTGTTTACCGAAGGTAACTTTGGTATCCCGCTGAGGATCGTATTTAACGTATCGTCCATCCTTACGTGAATCATTGAAAACAGTGTTATCCAAAGCTTCGACCTGATCTACGTTTTTCTTTTGATAGTAAGCATTACGTTGTTCAACCATCTCCGTAGGCATTTTACCCAAAATTAGACCTTCATTATTAATGATGCCAGATGATTTACCTACTGCAACGGTTGACATGTGCTGCCATTCGGATGGAAGTTCCTCTAATTTAACAAGCTCCCATCCTTCACGAATTCGTCTTGAAACATTAGATCTATCTTCTTGCCCCAACATAGCGGTCCTGATCCACCTGTATGTCATACCCGGTGGTGCAGGGGGCGCTTCTAGGTTCCGTACCGGCCTCCATGGTTTACTACGAAGATTATTATCGTGAGCTTCGGATTCACGCGAGTTTCGATTCGTTACTTTC